ATTTTCTGTAACACTCTATAACAAGATATTCGCCAACTTGTAAATCGTTTTTCCAGTCCATATCAATATGTAATCTGTTATCGTGTTGATTAAATCTAAGTGGTTTCTCACCTACTAATACATGGTCTAAAAAATCTAAATGTCTTAATACAACATCATAGTTTATTATTGATGTTGAAGAAAAATCGTAAAGATCATTTAATCTTAGCTGATATCTTACATCAAATAAGTTTAAATTACCTTTGTTTGAAAATGGGAAAATATTAATAACAGATATTACTGATTCTGGAACTACTAAAAAGTTATTACCCTCTAACCAAGTAGTTGTAACTGAATTTTTAGTTACTGATTCGGATGCGTTACCAGTAATTCTAGCTTTATCGTCTGCTGTATATTGATATTTTAAATATGTTCTTTTGATACCATCATAGTGATATTGAGCATAATATTGCAATGCTTCATCTAATCTGTCTTCTAGTTGACCGTCATCTACGTTAATTTCAATAACAGGCTTACCTAGTTGCCTTAATGCGTATTCTTTTAACTGATCTCTGCTTGATGGATTCGCCATACTCTATTTAATTTCCCTTCACCACTATTTATAATGGTTTAAAATATTAACCTAGAGCGATAGACTGAGCAATGGCAAATGGTTTTGTAGCTACTGAAACACTATTTACTTGAACATCTGTTGTTGCATTAACTGTTCCTGAAAATGTACCGTTTACAGCACTTGTTAAAGAACCACTTGATAATGAAGCTGTTCCGTCTGTAAATGTTGTAGCAGTTAAACTGTTAATACTTGACGATATGTTATTAGAACTGTCTTGTATAACAACTGTACCTGTAGCATTTGGTAAGTTAATTGTTCTATCAGCTGTAGGGTCAATTACACCTAATGTAGTTTCGTGTGCGTCTGCTGTTGCACCTTCAAATGTAAATGAGTTAGTAATAGCAATTGTGCTTGAGTTAACAGTTGTAGTTGTACCACTTACTGTTAAGTTACCTGTGATTACTGCATTTCTTGTAACTGTTAAATCTCGTCCAATAGTAACATCATTTGGTAAACCAATTGTTACTTGATCGCCTGAAATTGCTGTTTCTATTTCATTTGAAGTACCGGCAATCTTTAAACTTTCACCTAATGAAATTGTTGAAGTTGTTGAACTGTCATCAACAATATTAAATGATGAGTTTGTTAGTGAACTATTTCCAATTGCTGTTAAAGTAGCTTGAGCGCCACTTATAGTCAATGTGTTGTTCGCACTAGATATTGTTTTGTTTTCTAAAGTTTTTGTTGTAGTTGAGATAAAAGTATCAATGTTAGCAGGTGTTGTAAACTTTTCTGTACCACCATCTGAGAATGGTATTTTATCACCAGCGACTAAAGCAGCGCTTGAGCCGTCTGTCATTCCATCAATATTAATTACTGCTTCTACATTACCAAATTCTAATGCACTTCCACCTGTGTTAACTTTTAAAACCTGTCCTGCTGAACCGATTGATAGTGAAGCACCTATACCGCCATGCGTTAGGCCTATAAATTCACCTGATTGATATTCAGCCAAACCAGTAGCATTTCCGCTACCGTCAAAGACCGTTCTTATTGGCGTTTTTACTGACATATTCTTTTATCTCCTTAATCTATTTATATAAGTTTAACATTAAAAATCAAATAAACTTACTGGGGTTGCATTACTACCAGTAGATAGTGTAAATGCATGGTTTTGAGTAAATATGTTTGATATAGCAGTTAAACCAAATTTAAATGTTTTAGCTGCGGTTCCTAATCCACCTGCACTTGTAAATAAAGGAACTTCTCTGACACCTAAACCTGTGCTAGGATCTGAGTTTGCAATTTTAAAATTACCTACTGTTGAACCTGTCGGTAACGAAGCACCAGAAGCTGATATACTAATCGCACCAGAACCATCACCTGAAATAGTTGCACCATTCAAGTCAATTGTATTACCTGACAAGTAAATATCTCTCCATCTTAATGATGAAGTACCTAAATCGTATGTAATATTTGTATCTGGCACAAGAGCAGTTGCAAAACGACCTGTAACAGTAATTGTATCACTTGTCGCATTACCTAATGTAGTATTACCTGTTACTGATAAATTGTTTAAACTTGTTGTACCGGATGTAGAAGTTACATTTCCTTCTAAGTTGGCAACTACAGTTGCAGCTGCTATAGTTAAGTTACCTGTATCTGAAGCAGTTGCTGTTGTAGTACCTAAAATAAATTTGTCTGCTGATTCGTCCCATGCAATAATGGCATTGTCACCTGTACTACCTCTTTCAATGATAAGACCTGAGTCATTTGCATTTGAAGAAGCGCCACTATTTAATTCTAATAAGTTATCAGCTACTGTAGTGTTTGTTGATGATACTGTAGTTGTTGATCCGTTTACAGTTAAGTTACCTGCAATAGCAACATTAGCACCTGTCATTGTCAATGCTGTTGTACCACTTGAACTAGATTTAATTACTAATTCACCACTTGAATTTGTAAATCTACCAAACTCTGTACCACCATCTTTTAAAATTGTATCTGCACCATCTGAATCTAATATGATATCACCACCTGCGTCTAATGTGAAATCGCCTGAAGGGGTCATTGTGCTGATTACAGCATTTCTTGTAACTGTTAAATCTCTGCCTATTGTAACATCATCTGGTAATGCGATTGATATTGTATCACCTGATATTGATGTTGATATTTCGTTTGATGTACCAGCAATTTTTAAAGTATCACTTAATAGTGAAATAGTTGCACTTGTAGAACTATCATCAACAATTGTTAAGTTAGTAGCAACTGAAGCTGAACCTGCAGCTGTCAATCTACCTTGTTGATCTACAGTAAAAGTTGGTATAGATGTGGCAGAACCATAAGAACCTGCTGTAACAGCAGTATTGTCTAAATCAATTTTTATTGTATCACCACTAACGTCTGTAGTAATACCTGTATCGCCTGAAATTTTTAATGTGTCTGTTAATAGATCAATTGTTAATGCTGATGAAGAATCATCTACAATACTTAATTGAGTTGCAATTGAAACGTTTGAAGCACTTGTTATTCTACCTTGTTGATCTACAGTAAATGCCGGTATTGCTGTTGCACTACCATATGTAGCAGGTGTAACTGCTGTATCATCTAAGTCAACTGAAACTGAGTCGCCTGATATAGAAGTTGTAATACCAGTAGCACCAGCAATCTTTAAACTTTCTCCTAAAGAGATTGTTGTTGCTGTTGAACTATCATCTACAACTTGAAAACCTGAATTAGTTAAAAATGAATTTGCAATTGTATCGCCTGATTGATACTCTGCAATACCTGTAGGTGTTGACCCGTCAAATACTAGTCTAATTGGTGTTTTATCTGCCATTATATTCCTCTAAAATAAAAACGCTGGGTTACTATCATTAAAATCTGTAATTAGTGTAATTGCTTTTGAAGCTAAACCTGAACTACCTGTAAAAACTTCATCAAAAATAGGTTCATCTACTTTAACTCTAAATGCGAATTGAGCAGCTGCTGAACCTAAACCAGCAGAAGAAGTAAACACATTACATTTTGTTTTAATACTTTTTCCTACAAAAATATCTCTAAAAGTATTTGATAAACTTCCTATATCATATACACCGTCTGTATCAGGTATAATTGAAGAACCTACGGATGATAAGTTAGTAGAACCTTGAGCAGCTGTGTTGTTTGCAACTTCAACAATACTGCCACCATTACGAACATATATTTTTTTATCTATTACGTTTACAGCAACTTCACCGTCTTGTAGATCAGAAACACCAGGAACGCTGGATGCTGAAGTTGATCTTTTTAGTTTTATAATAGTTGCCATTATATTTTTACTTAATTATTAAAATGAACCACCATCTAGTGAGGTAACTGTTACTGCACCTGAGGATACTGTAAAGTTATCTGAACTAAATGAAGCAACACCTTTATTTGATGTTGTTGCTAATTCACCGGCGATTACGATACTTGAACCTGAAACTGTTGCGTCAATACCCTCACCACCTGTAATTCCTAATGTTGATCCTAAATCAACAGTTACTAATGATGAACTATCATCAGCAAAAGCGATTGTAGAATTTGAAAGTTTTGCATTTGGTATTGAACCTGCAAGTTTAGCAGCTGCGATTGAACCTGCTAACATAGCATTTGTAATACCTAATGCTTTAACTCTTAATGCGTCTGAACTTACTTCAACTGAGCTATCATCTACTGCAACATCTAATTGGTTACCAGTTTTAGTTAAAGCTGCACCGGCACTAATTTGACCTGCACCTGAGAACTGTTGGAATGTAATATTTGTTGAACCAAAAGTAGGTGTACCATTATGTGTTGAAACATAACCGTTATCAGCGTTTGCTGTTCCTTCTTCAACAAAGAAGAAAGTACCGCCTGTTAATTCAGAAGCTGTGTCTGCGTCTGGTGTTCTTGTAAGTACGAAAGCCGCACCTGCACCACCTGTTGCTGTAACTTTATATACACCGTTTTGTACTGCACTTGCTTGATCTTTAACAAGTATTCTGTCATTTACTACAACAGCTGCACCGTCAACTGATAATGCTCCGTTAGCGTCAGCAGTTAAAGTACCAGCACCGTTGTTGTATGTACAAGCTGCTAATGCAGCTGCCGTTGCTAATCTACAACTATCTTTTACATCTAATCCGTTTGCAACACTATCAACGTATGCTTTTGTAGCTGCGTCCTGGTCACTTGACGGATCTGTAACACTTGTAATTCTACTAGAGTTTACATCAACTGTACCAGAACCATTTGGATCTAAAACGATATTACCGTTTGTATTTGATGAAGCAATAGTATTTGCATTTATATTTAAATTATCAACTGTTAATTCAGTTACACCTGCAATTGCTGTTGTAGTTGCACCTAATGTTAAAGTAGATGAACCTAAAGTAATTGTAGAGTTTGTAAGAGATGAATTACCAATGTTTGCTAATGTGTTACTAGCAGCGTCAATAGTTTTATTTGTTAATGTCTGTGTAGCAGCTAGACCTGCAAAACTTTCAGATTGTAAAGCACTATTAAATTCTGCTAAACTACCTGTTAATGTGTTATTTGCTAAGTCAATAGATTTGTTTGTTAACGTATCAGTTGTTGCTTTACCTACAAGTGTATCTGTAGAAGCAGGTAAAGTTATTACTGGATTTCCAGAAAATGCTGAGTGTGCTGGCGCTTGTAAGGCAACATAGTGAGCATTATTACTTTCACAATATAATCTAACTTGTGATTGAGCACCTGCATTTTTTAAACTTAAAATACCTGGAGTAAATATAGCAATATCATTACCACCAATTTTAATATCTACTTGATCGTCTGTATCGGCAGTAATTGATGTGTCAGCGTCTGCGTCTAACTTTAACTCTGTACCATTCATATCAAGGCCGTTAAATACGGCATTATTATCAAAGTCAATTGTTAAAGTATCACCTGATAGTGAAGTTGCTAAACCTGTACCACCTGTAATTTTTAATGTTTCTGTTAATAGGTTAATTGTAGTTGATGTGGAACTTTCATCAACAAGAGTAAGTGAAGTTGCTGGAGCTGCAAACGACAAATTACCTGAACCGTCTGTAGTTAATACATTACCACTAGATCCATCTGAACTAGGTAATGTTAACGCTAAATTTGAACCTACTGCATTAGGAGATTTAAGAGATACAAAGTTTGAACCGTTATTTGTACCTTCTAAAAATTTAATTGTACCACCGACTGTGGCAGAATTTCCTACATTGATTGTTGATATTGCTGAATTACTATCTACTGTCATTGCTGACGAAGCAGTTAGTGTACCTGCGACATGGTCTAACATGTCTGTAAAATATTGTCCGCCGATTACTGTAACATTATTAGCGTCACCGTTTCCATCTACGCCTCCCTCACCAATGAATAATCTATCTCCTAGGTTTGATTGTGAACCTGTACCAAAAGTATAGGCCATTTCTCCTAGTTTAAGCGTTGAAGGAGCGGAAGTATTTGAACTTCGTTTTATTTGTATTACTGTTGCCATTTAAGTTGCTCCTAAAAAGAACCGCCGTTGAATACTAATGTTCCAGTAGTAGTATCTAGCTCGTTCTTTGCTGTAAATTTTTGTGTTGATCCGTTATATTGAAGTAGAGCACCGTCTGCTACGCTTGATACATCTACATCACTTAACGAACTTAATTTTTGGATTGAACCAGCACTACTTCCACTTGGTAAAGTAACTGATACTTGTTGTGGTGCGTTACCGTTATTTGAGTTAATTGTGGCTTTTGTGCCACCTGTATTGTTTATAACTGCTCGTACCATGGTTCTCTCCGTTAATATTTATAATTATATTTATAAGAGAAAAGAGTTAAATAATTAACCTACTACGCCTGGATTTACAGTTATTATGCCTTCAATTACTCTGGTAACAGTAGAATCTGAACTTGTGATCTCTACATCATACACATATCTTGCCGGAGCGTCTAAGGCGGCTGTTTGATCTGCTGTAAGGGAAAGTGTTATTACACCACTTGTTGGTGTTGTAACGTTTGTTGTGAGTGTTGTACGTGTATTTGCTGATGAATAACCTTTGGCTATCTTAGC